GTTTTTTTCAAGTGAGCCCAGCAGAGGTGAAAGCGGAAAGCCTTTAACCTGGGAGCAAATTAAACATATTTCTTATGGGGAGTTAAATCTCACCCCCGAAGATTTGGAGCGCTACAAGCCTGAGTTTTTTAGATTGAAACTTGAAGGCATGCGCGAGGCTCAATTTCAACAGTATAAAAACGAATGGGAGCGCACTCGATGGCTAGCTACTATTGTGCTGTCACCACATCAGAAAAAAGGCAAAGGCATCAAGCCGCGCGATTTAATAGAGTTTGAATGGGAAAAGCCTAAACTGAACGTCGTTGAAATTGTAACCCAAAACAAGCACATATTTGATAAATTGCGACCATGAAGGCAATAAAGGCCCTTTACAACCTACTTATTAATGATGTGGACACAGCGGCCGCCGTCACCAATAGGATTTATCCTGTGCGCGTGCCACAAGGTTTAACTTTCCCTGCAATAGTTTTAACGCAAATAACACGCGAGGCCAACGAAACAAAAACGGGCTATTCCATTACAGATGTGGCGCGAGTTCAAGTCACCATTTTAGCCGATACAGCAACCGAGGCAATGACGATAGCGGAGTTAGTGCGCGAGGCCATGTCGCCCGTGCTCCCTGCAATTTATAACACTATTTATGTTAGCAACATTGCGTTTTTGGACGAACAGATTTTAATCGATGACGACGGCGATGAATTAGGCGTGTTTTACATTGCCCAGGATTATAACGTGCACTTCAATAACGCCATTGTGAGCACGGGTAATCTATTGCTTGAAGATGGTGGATTTATGTTGTTAGAAAATGGCGATAAAATAATATTATGATTAAAAGATTAGGCGTCGTTTTATTTGCAAAACTGCAAGAGCTAGCCAAAGGTATAGCCGAAGGCGTGAGCATAGTGCTGCAAGGAAATAAGAAAATGGAGGCTAGCTCCAAGAAAGTTAGTAAATCTATAGAGCAAAGCTTCGGGCAAGGCGCAAAAAATGCCATCAAGCAAACCGGTGAGCAGATGCTCATTCAAACCGATATTTTGCGAGACCTTGAAATGGGTTTAAAGAAACTAGAAGAGCAGCAAAAATCTACGGGCAAATATGATTTTCAAGCACAAGCCAAAATAAACAAGGCAATAAAGGAGCAAACCCAGGCTATTGCAGATCAGAAATTCGCGCTGCAAGGTTTGAAGATGCAGCAACAAGAAAGCAAGGCGGCACTTTCTGAAAGCCGCGCTGTTGCTGAGGACAACTCTCAGGCAATGGAGGCTTTAAGCCGTGCAGTTAATGCAGCTGCAATGGCTACGTTGTTGCTAGGTGACGATAATAAAAAATTACAGCCTGCAATAAATGCCGTGCGCGTTGTTATGGCAGGAGCAAGCGCTGCAATGGCGCTATATAATTTGTCATTGCGCGAAAATAACGTGCTTACAATGCTTAGCGGAAAGCTTCAAAAGGCTTACGCTGTAGTGGTTGGAACGTCAACGGGAGCAATGAAGATGTTTAGAATTGCCCTAGCATCTACGGGGGTTGGAGTGCTTATTGTGGCATTGGGTGCGTTGGTTGCTAAACTGATGGAGACGACAGAGGAAACATCTAATTTAGCAGACGAAATTGAGCGCATAGATACAGATTTAGACGGGTTCAGAACCAAGGTAGAAAACGTAGCCTCAGAATGGGAGCATTGGATGAATGTTCAAATAATTGCCGCAAAAATGGCAGGCAAAGGCGAAAAAGAACTTCAAAAAATTAGAGATGAAGCCTACGACAATCAAATAAAAAACATTGAGGCGCTTATTCAAGAAACCTACAACGCAGAAGAGGAAGCGCAAAAAGCCGCAAAAGGTCAAATAAAAGACCAGGCAAAATTGACCAAAGAATTAAATAAAATATTTGCAAAATACGAATCCGAAAGAGCTAAATTAGACCAGGATGTATTTGCATTAAGGCGAAAAAAAGAACTTGAAAATTTACAGCTTGATTACGAAATTAACCAAGAGCAGAAAAAAATAAACGAGGATAAATTAAAATCATTTTTAAAAGCAGAAGAAGAAAGGCAAAAAGGATTTAAACAGTACCGGGCAGAGCAATTATCTGAGGAAAAGAAATTTCAACAGCTTTCTATTGAGCAGATGCAAGAAGGCAAAGCCAAAGAGCTTGCTCAGTTAAAATTTAATTTTGAAAACGAAATTGCAGAGGTTAAATATAGCCAAGAATTAAAAAAGGCTTTAACCGATAAATATAATAAAGATGTTGCGGCGGTAAATACCAAATATTCAAATCAAGAACTTCAAGCCATAGGCGCAAACCTAATGGCTTACGTCAAATTTGAACAAGCTAAAAGAGATGCGCGTTTAAAATTCAACAAGAAAGCCAACGCCGAAATACTAGCAGAACAAGAAAAATTTAATCAGAAAGTAAACGAGCAGTTTAAAAATGCTTTAAATCAGTTTACGCAAACGGTTGTGTCTGAGGTTTCAAACAGCATCAAACGAGCATTTGAAGGGGTTAGTGAAAGCTCACAAATAAGCTTGAAAATACTTGAGATGCAACAAAAGGAACTTGAAAAAACCATGAAAGATGTGGAGCGCAGTGATTTAGAGCGCTTACAAGCAAGGCAGCAATATTTGAAAAATGAACAGGACATCATGGATGCAACGCAAAGCAACATGAGTAAATTGTTTAAAAGTATTTTATTGGGTGTTGCGGATTTCTTGATTCAATTAGGTACGGGTTTAGTAGTTGCAGCAACGGCAACAGATGCATTTTTTCAATCACTTAAATCAAATCCTAAACTTGCAATCGCTGCAGGTTTAGCGGCAATTACTGCAGGTGTAGCAACCAAGGCCGTGATTGAACGCGGGCCTAGATTTGCGAACGGTGGTATAGTAAGTGGCCCTACATTGGGACTAGTGGGCGAGTATCCTGGAGCATCAACAAACCCCGAAGTTATAGCGCCATTGGACAAGCTGCAATCTATGATTAATGGAACAGGCGGCGGAGAGGGTGGATATATAGCGGAGACGCGAGTAAGTGGCCGAGATTTGGCAATAGTTTTGAACAGATATAATAAAGACGCACAACGTGGCTAGGAAATACTACGGCATAATAGACGACATAAACGGCGACACATACACCGTTGAACTTTGGGACGCACCAAGCGGCTCACTTACGGGTGGAACACAATTGCCATTGGCAGGCGATGGCTTTGTTTTACAGCAACAGGGTGAAGGTGACGCGCTTTATGAAAACCCAATACGCAAAACCAAAGTTAACGCGACATTTGTCGTAAATAGTACTGCAGATCACACGTTTTTTAAAACCATAGGAGTAGATGACGAAAATAAATACGCGCTTGTAATTTGGAAGGGCAGCAATTTATTTTGGGTGGGCCGCGTGTTATCTGATTTGAACGAATACCAATTAAGACCAGAGTTAAACACAACATACGAAATAGGTAGTGTCGACTGCTTATCTCTGATGAATGAGTATTATGTAGACCCTGATTGGTTTAGTGCGGCTGATAGGCTTAATATGCTTGATATTGTGCGCCAAAGTTTAGCGCAAACCGAACTTCCTTTATATTGGAATCACCTGGGCAAAGGCTCTCAGTATATTTTAGATGCAATAGAAAGCAAAACGCCGCGAGTTGAGGCCTTAAAAAAATATGAGTTAAGCATAAATGCGGCAATAAACGATTATCAGGTTTTTTACAATCAAAAGGTATCTGATGCCAATTGGAAAGGATGGGTAGATTGCGAGACCATAATAAATAACATATTGCTTGCAATGGAGGCTAGATTAGTGCTTGATAATGGCAAGTATTATTTTTATCAGCCCGTTGAATTTGGTGTTGCGTCAACTATTTACTATTCATTATATGGAACAGATGGCACACTTACTTTTTCAAATAACTATCTTCATCATGTTGGTGTAAGTACAGCGCTATCTACAAGGCCACAATTTCAAAGCTTCCCAACTATTACGCATCAAGCTGCAGTAAGAGAGTTTTTATTTAAGTGGACTAGAAAGGCATTTTCTAGAGAGGTTAGAATAAACGCAAATCAATCGACCGCAGATTTAACAGTGGGGCCTATAAATGCCACATCAGGGCCAAAGATTTTAGTTTACGCTAATTTAAATTGGGATTATATTTATAACCCAGTGCCTGGTACTAGTTTCTATAATGAAATATTATTTAGAATTTACACCTACAACAGCACAACAGGGGCATTTCAAAAATACGATTACAATGATCAAACATGGGTAGCTTCGGCAACTAAGCCCGATTATGAGATAATTTTAATTCAACGCAGAGACGAAAAAACCACAAGAACGGGATTATTCAACAGCGTTAAAAGCGTTGACTTTACTAGGACGTTTTCAAGCTCTACGGGTGTAGATGCTATTTATTGCGAGTTTGGAATATTAAACACATCAAGTGTTGCGTTTTCGGGGGCCTCTACTAAAACAAGGCTATCAATATGGGGCAACACCAACCTATTTCAACAAGATGATTTACCTAGGACAATAAGCGTAACAAACACCGATAACGTTACGGCTTCCAAAATTGTCGAGCTAGATTCTGCAATTTATCAAAACAACCTAAGCCTTGACGACGTTGGAATGATTTATGATTTAAACACCAATACTATACCGACAGCCTGGGCAACAATGAACGCAAGTTTAAGCGCGCCATTATTACAGCGAAACGGTACAGATTGGATGTCAATTTATAAATTTTCGCCTATTTTATTACAGGGGAGTTTTCACGATGCGGGCAATTATTTGCGCGTTAAATCAATTTATTTTGATAGTGACGTATATCACTGGCAAGGTGGAAGTTTTTACGCGCAATCGTGCCGCTATGAAGGCGAATGGCTTAAAGTTGCATCAGATTACGGCAACATAGTAACAGGTGGCGAGCTTGATAGCGATGAAATAGATTTAGGCGACCAAGGCAGCGAAACGCTTTTAAGATTGTCTCAACAAACTGAAGATTTGCGCGAGGCCATTGGTAATGTTTACGATGCTGTGCCTTATCATATAAGCGAGGTGTCTGCAGGATCTCCAACCACTACGCCAATTATCGACACAGCCTTTGACGTAAAAGTATATTTTGACCAATCTGAAAGCTTATTAAAATGGGATTTACAAGAGGAAGGCAAAGTAACCACCATAACCACAGCAACCTACAACGTAACCGGCTACACTGAGCTATATTTATGCGATACCACAGCGCACGGAATAACAGTAACGCTTCCAAGCGCGGCCGATTACAAAGGTCGCCGTTATATATTTAAGAAAACAAAGGCAACTCATAGCCTCGCAATCCAATCGACGGCCATAGATGATGGAACCGAAATTTCCATGAATAACAAAAACGAAGCTATAACGGTAATGAGTGACGGGTCGCAGTGGTGGGTAATCGCTAAGTTCCCATAATTTGTAACAGCGGGGAGTTATTAGTTTGGTATTTTCGCCGTATGGCGGATCAGAAAATTAGTCAATTAACGACCATTGTCACCGTTGACAATAACACGGATGTCTTGCCAATAGTTGACACATCCGCAGCACAAACGAAAAAAGTAACTCCTGCAGCTTTAAAAACTGCACTTGCTCTAAATAACGTAGACAATACTAGCGACACTGACAAGCCAGTAAGTACGGCAACTCAAAGTGCTTTGGATGCAAAACAAGCAACGTTGGTTTCAGGCACGAATATTAAGACTATAAATTCTCAATCCTTATTGGGTTCAGGGAATATTGATATTTCGGGAAGTGGTGGGGTTACTACCCTTGATGGGTTAAGTGGTGCGATTACATTGATTGAAGGTGCAAACGTAACCATAACCGATAACGGCACAAATCAAATCACTATTGCGGCTGCAAGTGGTGGAGTTACCGACGGTGACAAAGGTGATATAACCGTATCAGGTAGTGGAGCAACTTGGACTATTGATAACGGAGTTGTAAACAATGATAAATTAGGCACAGGAATAGACGCTGCAAAGTTAGGTGACGGAAGTGTAAGCAATACCGAGTTTCAATATTTGAACGGAGTTAGTAGTGCAATTCAAACGCAATTGGATGCAAAGGTTGACGAAAACGCTGCAATCACAGGAGCGACAAAAACAAAGATAACCTACGATGCAAAAGGGTTAGTTACCGCTGGGGCAGATGCAACAACGGCAGATATTGCAGATAGCAGCAATAAAAGATATGTGACTGATGCACAATTAACCGTAATAGGTAACACAAGCGGAACGAACACGGGCGATAATGCGACCAATTCGCAGTATTCAGGTTTGGATGCAGCAAAAACAAATAAACTAATTACAACCAACCGCCAAACTGCATCGTATACACTTGTTTTAAGTGATGCTGACAAGTTGGTCGAGATGAATGTGGGGAGTGCGAACAACTTGACTATTCCATTAAATTCTTCAGTTGCATTTCCAACAGGGACTCAAATTTTACTTGCCCAATACGGGGCAGGTCAAACGACCATAGTTGCAACAAGTGGAGTGACGGTTAGAAGTAACGGAGCGAAATTGAAACTGAACGTGCAGTATAGCGGTGCTACTTTGATAAAGATAGGCACTGATGAGTGGTATTTATTCGGAGATATAGTAGCATGATTTTAGCAACACACGGAATTATAGGTAGTTCAATTGTGCAGTTTAGCGCTGCTGCACTTGAATCTCAATTTAATGATAGAGTAGTTGCTGCTGGTGGTTCATTAACATCTACCGAAAGGTCTGCTTTAGTTACATTGATTAACGATTTAAACAATTACGGCATTTGGACTAAAATGAAAGCCGTTTACCCTATGGTTGGAGCAAGTGCAGCAGCGTGTGCACAGAATTTAAAGAGTAGTAGTTTTACAGGTACATTTACAAGTGGTTGGACATTTGCAAGTACAGGAGCAAAACCTAATGGTACGAGTGCATTTATGAATACCTCTTTAAATTTATCTACACAAACAACATTGTACAATGTGGCTTATTCAAATTATATACGCACATTATCAAGTAAAGGTATAGATATGGGCGTAACCGATAGCACATCTCCATTATATATAAATGAAGGATGGTTTTCCTCAAATTATAATGGTTTTTTACAAGGCGGTTTTTATGATAATGATAACGGACCATTGGCAATTAAGGTTAGCACTACAAATAGTCGGGGATTTTTTGTGAGTTCAATAACATCTCAAACAAATACTTTTGTCACTCAAGGCAATACATTAAAAGGACAAGTAACGACTCTAAATTTAACAACTCCAGCAAACACCACAATAGTATTAGGAGGGGTTAGGAACGCAAATGGTGGTGGTGTAATTGAATTTTCTAACAAGGAAACTTGTTTTGCATCAATTAGTGATGGCTTATCAACTACCGAAGCCGCTAATTTTTACACCGCAGTACAAGCATTTCAAACAACCCTTTCACGTAACGTATAATGATAGGCTATATTTTAACCGAAAACCAAGCAAACGAAGTACAAGGCAAATTTGTTAACCCTTACTGCTTCATAAACTGCGTTCAAGACATCAACGATGTGTGGTTCTTTTTCGGCAACGAGCAAGACAAAGAGACTTTTAAAGATTCTGAATATATGTGGTTGTTTGACCTCCCGCAAGGCGAATATATACCTAAACCAACACCTAACCCATTCGATGAAACTACCCATAACCTTTGACGAATTTAAAAGCGACCCAACCAAGGCAATAACCTTTTTGATGTTGGTCGTTGTGAGTGTGCTGTATTATAGGGCTGAACGCCAAAGTAAAGCCATCAATGACCGATGTGAGCAGCGGTTGGAATTATGTGAGGCAAAGTTAGAAAAAATGTCCAAGATGTTAAAAACGCAAGATTCATTGTGTAGTGCGTTAATTACTGAAATAAGCATTTATAAAAATTTAGGTAAAATATGAAACTACTTTACGGAATAGCAATAATAGCCTTAATTATGGCGGTTGCAATTGAACCTGATGTTGAGCAGAAAGCCGAGGAGCAAATCCACCACTCCGAAATGATGTGCGATTCTGCTGCAATGGTTTTAGAGGAGATCCACAATTTGAACGATAGCCTATTAATTGAAAAATACTTTTATGAAAATAAGTGAGTTATTCAAAGGGGATAAAGGCGAATTTTCGTCCAAGAGGTTTGTTGGTATTTTTGGCGCTTTGGTCCTATTTGGCTCTATGGTTTATTATAATAGCGATAAACTCGTTGAAGCGGTGGAGTTCATCACTATATTTTCGCTTGGTTACACGGTTATAGACAAATACACCAATGGCAAAAACAACGCAAGTCAGTAAGCACCGAGAAAAACCAAAGCGCAAGCGCCCAGGTGTACATTCTAAAAATAATAAACCATGCAAAAAATATCGTGGGCAGGGGCGATTATAATTTTATTAGCTAGCTGCTCAGCTGAGTGGCACCATGAGAAAGCGTGCAAAAAAGCGCCTATTTATTGTATGGAGTGGGTGCGGCTTGATACGGTGTTGTATCGGGATAGTTTCGTTTATCATCGCGTTGACACCACCGAATTGATAGATACGATTACAATTGATACGGGTAGCATTCAGGTAAAAATCGTGCGTCATCACGACATAATCCGCACCTATGTCAAACAAAAGCCCGACACAACAAGAATAACAATAACAAAACAAATGCCGCCGCGCATTATTTACCGAGATAAGGTAAATTGGTGGTGGTTAATTTTAATACCTTTATTATTATGGCTAATTTACAAGAAGTAAACTTCGACTACATTAAAAAATGGGAAGGCGGTTTATCCTGGCATAAAAAGGATAGCGCTTCCAAACATCCGGTGCCATCTACTGTGGCGCATCCTAACCCTAAAGGCATTCACACCAATATTGGAGTAACTTGGATGGCGTGGAGCACTATCTATGGCCGTAGCGAGGAATCTATAAAAGATTTTTATGTGATGCCTAAGGACAAATGGGTGAAAGTTTACAAGTGGTATTGGGATTTGGTAAACGGATCACAAATCGAAAGCCAAGTGATTGCTGAATGGCTTGCGGATTGGGCGTGGGGCTCAGGCGCAAATGCGGCATTTCAGATGCAACACTTTTTGAATCACAACGGATATATTTTAACCGTTGACGGAAAAATAGGGGCAAAATCGGTTAATGCCATGAATGCGCTCATAAAAGAAAAAGGCCCTGCAGAAATCTACAAGGCCCTATATACTTGGCGCTGCGATTGGATTAAACGCCTTCCGTCATTTCGTGACTTTGGTCGTGGGTGGATGAATCGATTGGAGGATTTTCATGCATGGGCGCTAAAAGAGCTTCAACACGAGAAACCGTAACCGGTTGCACGTCCTGCACCTCGAATTCAGTGTGCATTCCCATCATGATTTCGGGCGCGTAAAGGCGACCAAAAAAAGCAGCTGAGCGATATTTTAGCATAAGTTCGGGCATGGTTTTCCATTTGCTGCCTGCTTTGGTTAGCCATCCTTCATCTTTGGCCATTTGAATAGTTACCCAGGGACCTTCTAAAATGGCGCCGGTGTCTTTTTCTGTTGCAACTGCACGGCATTTATCTTCTGTAGCCTCAAAGCGCAAAGCCGTAAACCTTCCACAGGCATTTAATGCCGCAATGATAAACGTGCTGCTCCATGAAGGGCGGCCGTGAATGATGTGAAGATTTTGCATAACCATAAGCGGCGAGGCTCCTATTCTGTGCGCCATTTCCAAGGCCACAAGCGTGTTGGCTACATTATTTTGATAATCCTTTGGAATCATTGTTGAGGCTGCAAGTGCCTTAGCCTTGCGCACAATTAAATCGTAGCTTTCTTCTGGGGTGTGGGTGATTTGTGTCATTTGTTTTTTATTTCTGCGTTATTTAATATATCGATAAATACTTGGAGGCTAATCCATTTAATCCATTTTCCATTTTCATCATAAGCACCTACGCGAGATATTGTGATATTATTTCCCTTTGCAAAATTACCTTGAGTTAGTTCGGCTTTGCTTATTTTGTAGTATGCAATCTCATTTTCCATAATTCGGTAATTGTAATTTTGCTAAACCATTGTAACCGGGCCATTCGTTGAGCTGTGTGCACTGCTTCCAAGCAATGTAGTCCTCTTGATACTTTTGCCTTCCTGCTTGAATGTCGGTATCTTCAATAACGTAACACGCTACAGCAAATGGAGCGGTTTTTTCAACAGCTATGAAAACAAAACCGTCACACGGAATGTTATTAGCTTCAAGAATGTCGATGTAAAAAGCTGCTTGCACATCGTAGCGGTATTTCATTGCTGATCTACCAAACGCATACGGCGAGGCATCTTCTGTGGTTTTTAAATCCAAACAGATATTTAAAGAGGTCAGTGCATCAGGTTTACATTTTTTATCGTCGTGTGTAAAAACCTGCTCAACTTGTGTAATTTTACTCAATAACAACCCAGCTTGTGGATGGCGACGTGCAGCCTCAGCAATACGCTCGCAGATAATTGCATCCTCAGGCGAGATAATTTCAAGCCCGTCAACTGATGCGATAAATTCCTCATAGCGCTGTTTTCCGTCTTTTGTGCGTCGGTCTAAATTTGGAGCAATAGCATAACGCTTACCAAATTCCGACGGCTCCAATACGGCGCAATGCACAGCGGAGCCCAATAATAACGCGGGTGTTTTTTTCTCAACGTGCCCAGGGTTTAAATAACGCTCCCAATAATGTAGGGGCGATTTGTGGATCAGGTCTAATCCTGATTTACTGATTTTTGTTGTGTCTTTGTGATATTCCATGTTGCAAAATTGAGATATTTGTTTCATATTTGCAACAACGAAATGAAAATATATTACAAAGGGGCATTGATGTCCCTCTGTGAAATATAGTCAGGTGGCGGAATTGGTAACGCAATGTTTCTAGACGAAGTTCAGCCGGGGGAGGCTGTTGCAGGTTCGAATCCTGTCCTGACTACGGGTGACTGGTTATCACTACACAAGACATGCAAAAGGAAGTGATGACGGCTCGGAAAGACGAGCAACATTGCCCTGTAGAATAATGGCAGTTCACCTCACTTTGACTGAGGGCGTTGAGGTTCGAGTCCTCACGGGGCAACCAAACTTATGTACAAAACTATATTAACCGGTAACCTGGGCGCGGATGCCACAGTAAACCAAGTAAACGCGCAAGATGGCGCACCATTCAATGTAATTAACATGGCTGTAGCCGTGCAATTGCGTAAAGATGTTACTCAATGGGTGGATTGCGCATTTTGGCGCCGTGCTGAGCAATCTATTGGCGTTGTGGACTATTTGAAAAAGGGGCAAAAAGTACTTTTAGAAGGCGAAGTGTCGGCCGATGTTTGGGAAGGTAAACCAAAGCTAAAAATGAAAATCACAAACTTGGAATTAATATGAAGGATTTAATTGATAATTATTGCAGGCAAAACAATATAACGCGGCAAGATTTAGCCAAAGAATTGCAAGTATCAAGAGCAACATTATACAGATGGAGTAAAAAACAACCCAATGCAGTTACGAAGTTATCAAAAATCATCAATAATGAGCCTAAGAGAGGCGTTTAAAACACATAAACGGGTGTTATTTGTTCTAGCTACAGGCGGGGGCAAATCGGCCGTATTTACAGCCATTGCTCAGGCATCTAAAAAGCGAATTTTAATCCTAGCACATAGAAAGGAATTAATCGACCAAATTCAGGGGCATTTAGGCAATTACGACACCCAGCGTATCACTGTCGGAATGGTGCAAACCATTGCTAAACGCGGATGCGAAACGGAACCTGAGTTTATTATTATTGATGAGGCTCATCACGCTGTGGCGGGTTCATGGAACAAAATAACAGAGCGTTACCCAAGTGCTTATGTGTTAGGCGTTACCGCAACACCGTGCAGATTGGATGGCAAAGGCTTAGCGGCTGCATTTGATGTGATGGTGGAGGGTGTGAAAATATCGGAGCTAATTTCTATGGGTTATTTATGTGGGGCTAAAACATATGCATCACAGCATGACCTGAGTAAAATTAAAAGTGTTGGCGGAGATTACCACAACGGGCAGTTAATGGAATACTTCAATAAATCCAAAATTACCGGGGATGCGATAACCTCGTGGAGAAAATACGCAAACGACGTGCAAACGATTGTTTTTTGCATCAATATAAAGCACGCCGAGATAGTTATGGGAATGTTTAACTGCTTGGGGCATAAAGCGGCTGTAATTAGCTCCAAAAATAGCAAAGAGGAACGCGCGGAGATAGTGGACGCTTTTAAAACGGGCAGGATTAAATTATTAATTTCTGTGGATATAATTTCAGAAGGTTTTGACGTTCCAGAGTGTGGCGCGGTTATATTACTAAGGCCAACTAAAAGCCTATCGTTATACATGCAGCAAGTGGGCAGAGCATTAAGAACGTCGCCGGGTAAGAGTGAGGCGATAATTTTAGATCATGCGGGGAATTGTTTTAGGCACGGCATAGCAACCCAGGACCGTGAATGGGAGTTGACAACAGAGCGCGTAAAAGAGGCATCCAAGAAATGGGATGTTAAGCATTGCGGCAATTGTTATGCTATATTTCCACCGTCATACGATAAGTGCCCTGAGTGTGGCCACGTCATACCACCGAAGCCAAAGGAAATGAAATTAGTTGCTGGGGAGCTAGTGCCTATTGAAGAGGTCGAACTAAAAAAGAAAGAGGCAAAACGTGAGCTAGCAGGAGAAAAAACGCTTGCGGATTGGTTGGCTATTGCGGCACAGAGGGGCTATAATAAAGGATGGGCGTATCACAGATTTAACGCGAGGTTAAGGAAATGAAATTAGATTTAAAAGGATACACAGCAAAGCAATGGGCTATTTTAATACTGCGCTATGATTTTCGCTTGAGTTATCGTGAGATTGCTGAGCGCATGGGAATGAGTATAAGTGGTGTAAAACATGTAATACAGATGAAGAAATGAAAACCTGCAACAGATGTAAAATAAAGCAGTCTAAAGATAATTTTAGATTGCGCTCAACGGGTTATTTATATTATTTGTGTAAGCCATGCGAAAAAATAAACAACAGTGAGCACTACCAAAATAGCAAACCTAAGCCGATAACCGTCGAAGAAAAGAAATGCAGTAAGTGTAACAGGGTTAAGCGCGCTGGGTTATTTTATGCCAATAGGACTAGCTCAGATGGGCTGCAGTCAAGCTGCAAGCATTGTTGGAGGCAATACACCGCTGAATACACTAAGAATAAATACAGCACTTTAAAAGCTCGCTTAGAGCGATCAGAAAAAAATAAAATGAAAATTAAGGAAACTGACATACTCCGCGAGATTTTAGAGTTGTCGCGCGGATCTGTGCGATTATTTCGCAATAATGTAGGATTTGACGCGGGCAATAAAGTGCGCTATGGATTGAAGCCAGGCAGTAGTGATTTAATCGGATGGCGCACCATTGAGATAACTGAGCACCACATAGGGCGCAAAGTCGCAGTTTTTGCTGCAATTGAAGTCAAGACGCCAACGGGGAAAGTAAAAGAGGAGCAGCAAAGGTTTGTAGATTACGTCGACGAATGCGGCGGTATAAGTGGTATTTGCCGCAGTGTTGAAGAGGCTAAAGCGCTTTTAAATTTGTCATAGGAATGTAATTAAATCGTTTATAAGTTGTTTATATCGTGGGAATGTCTCATTTTTGAAACATGGTAATAAACAAAATAATCAATTGGCTGTCGAGCGGTGAGTTTGACAGCCTTCGCTACAAAGTGGAGATTTACTCCGCTAAAATCAGTGAGTTAATGGCAGCCAATGAGGGCTACTGTCAAGAACGTGAGCGCCTATTTCATTCGCGCATTTCGGATCAGTCAAAGTTAATTAAACACCAGGCGGCCGAGCTTGAATACTTGCGTCATTTTGAAAAAATTGTTTTGCGCCAACGCGCACAGAAAAAAGCTTGGAATGAAAGGAAAAAAAAGAAATGATAGCAAAAGAGAAGGCAGAAGAATTAGTTAAGAAAATGTATTCTGTACATTCTAATTCTGCGAGTGATATTACTTTGCATTTTGCTAAAGAGTGTGCATTGATTGCAGTTGATGAAATTCTAGAATTAACCAAAAGGAATACATATAACCCGTTTGATTGGAATGAAATAACAGGTGTACGTTATGATAAATTTTGGACAGAAGTAAAACAAGAAATAGAAAAATTATGATAGACATTATTTACCTATTTGCAGCGCTCGCAATAGCCGCTCCGATAGTTTTGGGCGTTATGTATGTTGACTATTTAAAGTTTAAAAAATGGTTTGAACAACAGCAAGAGCCTGAGCCGTTTAAGTACGAAGAGCCCGTGCGCATCAGTAAGCGCCAAGCTGAAATTTTTAACAGATCAATGAGACGAATTAATAAAGAGTTAAAAGATGCAACAGTTGTTAGATAAATGGGAGCGCCTGCGTAGGTCGGAGTATTTGCGCCCGGATGAAAAATTGATGTTAAATCATTGCATAAGTGATTTGAAGCGGTTTATGGACCATAGTGTTGATCTCAACGAAATGGTGGGGAAGCGGACAGCAGTAGAGTGGTTAATCAGCCAACTACAAAAAACAAGGGATTATCAGCGAGTAATTAACGAAGCGAATGAAAGCAGTTCATCGGTTAGGGATGTAATTAAAGAAGCCAAAGAATTGGAGAAGGAGCAAAAAGCAGACACTTGGAATAATGCTATAAATGCAGTTGAAAAAGACAAGTGGGAATCATTTGAACAATTTTATGATTTAACACACGGAGGTAACAAATGAAACTATACACAGAAGAACAAGTAAAACAAATGCTAATTAAGATGGATGAATTTACGCTACTGCATATTAACCGTCTTATGGATGAAATGACACCCATCGAACTACCAAGTGATGAGGAGATAGAAAAAGCAAATCCATTCGTGTTTGGTAGTAAGCATTTAGGAACGAGAGATATGGACATATGGGAACTTGGCTCAAAATGGATGCGTGATAAAATACAAGGAGGTATAAAATGATAGTACCAATAATATATTTAATCGCCTTAGTTATTTTTATCAGGGACATCGATAAGACACTCAAAGAAATGGGCAATGGAGGTAAGAAATGATTAAGAAAACAATCACAATTAAAGGCAAATACACGGGTGATGATAAATCACACGTTAAAAAAGGAGATCCGATGTGCCTTGAATTTAGTAAAGATTATTTAAAAGCGGCCTATATGGATGACGCGTTTAAAAGACATATTAACAATGTAGAAAGCATAACATTAATAAAATATGTCAGGATGAAGGCAGAGAGAGTATTTTTAACAGATAGTTTATATTTATAATGACCCTCCAAATCGTTCCCGCAATCGTTAACCAAAAACAAATTTTTAGACTTTACATTAACCAGCAATTACACTCAGAACATGAGCACTACAAACTCGCACTATATACACAAATTGAAATTGAAAATTCAATATCTAAGTCAGGAAAACAAACAACTAAGAGCCGAAATAACGGGACAGCGTCCAAACCTGAGCCATCCAGTGGGGGAGGTGATTAAATTTATTTCACACCAAACGGGTATTACACCTTCAGAGATGTTAACCAGGTCAAGACAGCGCGACATCGTAACGGCTCGAATGCTATGCATGTATATTTTTAGAACTTACTTAAATATGCAATGGACAGAAATTGGCAGGATATTTCACCGGGATCATTCAACTGCGATACATGGGGTGACGGTTGTAAGTAACCAAAGAACGTTTGCGAAATCGTTTGAAAATAAAGTAATTGAGGCGTATGAAAGTCAGTTATTATCAGTCCATTAAAACACCCAACAGCAAAGAGGTTGCGGATGTTGTTGCTATACTGGACAACATTAAAAACGGGGTTTATGAGGATGTAGCGCATGCCGTAAGGATTGCAAAAAACGAAGAGGAAAAGAAAGCGGCAAAAAATAAGGCTCCGATTATAACCGTTTCGGGTACGTTTACTCAACGTAAAAATGATGCGCTTATTTCCCATAGTGGATTAATTGCGATGGACTTTGACGACATAAATGACTATGGAGATGCCTTTAATTTGCTTATTAATGATCCGTACAGTTACGCTGTGTTTATGTCTATTTCGGGTAAAGGTATTTGTTGCTTGGTTAAAATAGATGGCAAGCGGCACCTGGATGCGTTTTTAGGATTAGAGCAGTATTATTACGAAAATTACAAGCTGCAAGTTGATCGGGCATGTAAAGACGTTTCAAGGCCTCGTTTTTTATCTTATGATCCTGATTTATTTTTAAATGAGCAATCTCAAGTATTTAAATTATATCCAAAAAAAGAAACCAAACAGCAACAGCAAAAAATCAATAATTTTAGCGGAGGCAATCATTATTCGCAGAAATTTGAACTGATTTTATCGCGTATAAATAAAGACTTAACCAATGATTATGCGGACTGGTTAAAGATTGGTTTTGCTATTGCGTCGGAGTATGGTGAGGGCGGTTTGGATTACTTTAAATATGTTAGCTCATTTAGCCATAAATACAATGAATTTGAGTGCGAAAAAAAATATAAAACACTTTTAGGCGACGCAAGTAATGGAGTAAATATTAGCTCATTTTATTATATCTGTCAACAAAACGGCATCGACATAGCAGACCAGCGCGAAGTAGACCAACGCAAAGAAATTCAGCGTTTAAAACAATTGGGAAAAACTAAACAAGAGGTTATACAGGCAATCCCAAACGCAATAAATGAGATAGTAGATTTTGAATTTAATAGGCAAACACCTGCAAAAAATAATCAATTAGATATAAATTTAGTAGAGCAATTTATTCGCGAAAAATACCCTATTAAAAAAAATGAGGTTACGAGGTTTTACGAGCTGGACGGTGTGCAATTGGAGCAGCAAGATTTAAACACGATTTACATAGATGTTAAAAAGGTTTTTTCTAAGGCTTCCAGGGAGATAATCGAATCAATTATATTTTCAAATTATACTGAAAAATATAACCCTTTGCTTGATTATTTCAACGGCTTAAAATGGGATGGAAAAGATCATTTAGCAGAGTTAACTCATGTAATTACTTCGAGTACTGGAGACTTTGCCTATAGGCTTCACGGGCTTCAATATTGGTTGTGTGGTATAATTGATAGCGTTATTAACCAGGAACCAAATCTATTGTGCTTAGTTTTAGCAGGGCAACAAAACACGGGTAAGTCAACGTTTTTTACTAAACTACTTCCGAGTGAATTAAAGAAATATTTTAGCACTTCACAGCTTGATAGGGGCAAGGATGATGAAATTCTTATGTGTCAATCGCTTATCATATTTGATGATGAATTTAGCGGCAAATCCAAGCAGGATGCAAAACAAATGAAGCGCTTACTATCTGCGCACTCATTTACTTTACGGGAGCCTTACGGGCGTCAAAACGTAACGCTTAAGCGCTTAGCTACTCTTTGTGGTACATGTAATGAATTAGATGTATTAAACGATCCAACAGGAAATAGGCGCTTTATTGTGTATGACATCAATGGACAGTTTGATTATGAGAGATACAATAAGATAGATAAATCACAACTATTTGCGCAATGTGTCGAGCTGGTTAACACCGGTAAACATAGGGATAAATACGATATATTCCTGCAGGATTTACAAGACTTAAGCGCTGAGTTTATGGAGGTTAGCATAGAAGAGGAACTACTTAACGAGTTCTTTGAACCTAGTGTCTATGGCGCGTTCTACCAAACGACCAAAATAAAGGACATAATTGAAGAGCATACGCAACAGAAGTTAGGTGTTAAAAAGCTAGGTCAAGCACTTAACAAATTGAAATTTAATAGAATAAAACAGAATGGGATATATGGCTACATGGCAACAAGGATCCGACCAAACGGGTAACTTGGGTAACTTCAGGGTAACTTCTAGCCAACGAAGTTACCCCATGAAGATATCAGTAAACACTAGGTACTTCGTTAATCGGGTAACTTGGGTAAGATATATTTCTAATAAATGTGTGAGATATATAGATACATATATACATACATATATACATTATGTAATTGCTTAAATAATATGTACTACTTTTTTCGTTACCCAACTTACCCAACTTACCCTAATGCCAACAAAACCACAACCTAAAATAAAAGCTAAATCATTTAATAACAAGCCGTTATATGATAAAGGTGAGTATAACACAACTCAATGGAGAAAACTCAGAATGATTATTTTAAACGACGAGCCAATGTGCAGAGAGTGTAAACGTAAAGCTGCGAGTGTCATTGATCACATTCAGCCGATACGATTAGGCGGTGAGTTCTGGAGTATGGAAAACCTACAGCCATTGTGTACTGGATGCCACAACAGTAAGTCAGGAAAGGAAAGTAAGCTTTGAAATTGGTGATTATTTCGCAGTGCGGTGCAGCGGCATGTATAGAAGTAGTGACAACAGCACCGCGCGTCCCCGTATGGGGGTGTAAAACCCCACCCCTATCCCCCGAAAC